CATCCGCTGGTGAAGTTTCTCTCTACCAAGGCATCGACCCGGATGACCCGACACAATGGAAACTCATCGGCGTCTTCTACTGCGGCGCGACCTTCACCCGCCGCTGCTGGACCAAGTTCGGAGGCGACTTCGCGCTCCTGACGCAGTACGGCATGGTGACGATGAACAGCATCCTCAAGCCGGACACGGACAGCGTGCTGAACAACGCCCTCAGCCTGAAAATCCAGTACCTCATCAGCGAGGTCGTGACGGAAGGCTCGTATCGTCCAGGCTGGACCGTGCTGACCTATCCCGCCGCCAACATGCTCATCATCAACGTGCCCGGCATCATCCCTGAGCAGACGTTCCAGTTGGTCTACAACACGCTGACGAAGGCATGGGGCCAGTTCACCGGGATGGCCGCGAACTGTTGGCAGACGATATTCGACTCACTGGCGTTCGGCGGCAACGGCAAGGTCTATCGCGCTTGGGAAGGCAGTCTGGACAACGTGCCGTTGTCGGCCACTGGCGGCGATCTGATCCAGGGCGAGTGCCAACAGGCGTTCAGCTACTTCGGGTTGCCGGGCGCCAACAAGCACTTCAAGATGTTCCGCCCAACGTTCCTGTTCTCCGGTAAGTTTGACTACCGTGCCGGTGCGAACATGAACTTCGACTTCGCCACGCAGCCGCCTCCCGCCGCCTTCAACACGTCCAATTTCGGGGTGTGGAACACATCGTTATGGGATGAAGGCGACGTGTGGTCAGGCGGTTCCCAATCAGACAAGCAATGGGTCAGCATCATCGGCATTGGCTATGCCGCCGCAATCAGGCTCGCGGTGAAGTCGGGCAGCGAACTGACATGGGTCAGCACCGACTGGCTGATGGAGAAGGGAGGCGTGGTATGAACGAGAACATGCTTACCCCGTTCCTGCAACAGTTGCCACAGGATGTCAATCCAGTCAGCCGTGAAGGAGTCATGCTCATTCAGCAAATGTTGGAGAGCGTCCCGGAGATCACTGATGGGTGGGAGGAACAGTTCCCGCTCACGCACCGCTTTGCCGATGGAGTGTACGCACGGGAGATGTTCCTGCCTGCTGGCTCGATCATTGTCGGCAAGATTCACCGCTATGGGCATCTGAACATCATCAGCAAAGGTAAGTGCATCGTGCTGACCGAGTTCGGTGTGAAGCGGCTGGAAGCTCCTTGCACGTTTGTCAGCGAGCCGGGCACGAAGCGGGTTGTTGGCACTATCGAAGACACCATCTGGACCACTCTGCACGGCGTCAATCCCGACGAGGTTGGTGACGTGGACAAGGTGGAAAGCAGGATCATTTGCAAAACATTCGCAGAGTTTGATGCTCTGCTTCAACTGGAGAACAAGCCATGACTTGGGGAGCAATCGGAGCCGCCGCTGTCGGCGTTGTTGGGTCTGCTGTAGCGAACAAGTCGGCCAGCAAGAAAGCGGGTAACGCTGCCAATCAGGCACAGGACCAGATTTCGCAAGGCAACCAAGCCGCCTCCCAGCAGTCGTGGGCTGACATCGAGCGCGCCAACGACCTGAACCGCGCCAACGCTCTGTGGGCGCAGCAGCAGAACCAGGCGGCTGTCGACCGGGGAGCAATCGACTCCAGTAATGCTTGGGGCGGGGTTACGCGCACCCGCGATCCGGTGACGGGCGACCTGACACAGACCTCCACCCTGACTGGCCCGTGGCAGAACCTCGTCAGTCAGGGCGCGGGACAGTTGGGGACCATGCAGGCCGGGCTGTCCGCTGACCAATTTGGCATCAACAACGACGTGTTCAACGCTGTCCAGGCGCTGTCCGCCCCGCAGTTGCAACAGCAGCGGGATCGGGAGAACGCCCGGCTGGCGGCAATGGGCCTCGGCACTGGCAGCGGGCAGGCGTGGCGGACGGCGCAGGAAGCACTTGGCAGCAACGAGAACGACATGTTCAATCGCAACGTGCTCACCGGCAATCAGGCATGGCTGGCCGGACAGGGCAACCTGCGGAGCAACATGGGCGCGCTCATGGGGATGCAGCAGGGCATCAAGGGGCTGGCCGGACAGGATGCTTGGGCGCAACAGTCGGGCCTCTCGCAGATGGCTGCCCCGACTGTTACCGCACCCAAGAACATGACCTACGAAACGGCATTGCAAAACGCCAAGATTGGCCTCGGACAGGCCGATGTGGAAAACGCCAACAATGCCGGGATGTGGGGCAGCATCGGCAAGATTGCCGGCAACACACTGGCGAACAAGGACGTGCAGGCCGGCATCAAGGACTGGTGGTCCGGGCTTGGTGGCAAGGGGACTGCACCGGGATGGGCACCTAACGAGGGGCCGCAGATTCCATCAACAGGCGGCACCGGCATCTACGACTGGTAAGGAACAGGTATGGACCAATACGACTTCACCGATCCCAACTATGATTTTGGTGGTAGGTCGGCCATCCTCGCCCGCAGGCTGCGGGATGCGTCCGCACAGTCCAATGCGCCAATGGAAATACTGCCGGGACAGATGATTTCCGGTCGTTACGTCGCCCCCAACCCCGGCGAGTACATCGGGCAGGCACTCCAGAAGTTCCTTGGTTCCCGCGATGTCGCTCGTGCCGAAGCCGAGCAGGAGGCACTGAACAAGGAACAGTTGCGCCGCTACGAGGACATCAGCAAACAGTTGGCGACCCCTGGCTCGATGGATTACTCCAGGCCGGAAGATCTCGCTGCTGAAAACTCTCGCCGTATGGGGCTGGCAATGCAGATGGGTAACCTACAGTTGCCTATGGCGCAGAAAGTAGCGCAGGACTATCTGTCCAAGGGCGCTACCTTCCCCGAAGCGCTGGCTCAGCTCCAAATGAAGCAAATCGAGGCGGGGCAACAGAATGCCATGCGGCTGCAGGAGCAAGCACGCATTGAGCGTGAACGCGAAGAAGGAAGAAACGAACGGGCTGCCCAACACAACGCCTTGATGATGACCTTGAAGCAGATGGGCCGTGCCGGGGGAGGAAGTCCGCAGATAGCTTTCGTTCAGACTGTGGACGAGAACGGAAATCCAGTGACGCAGGTCGTCGACAAACGCCAATTGACTCCCGGAACTCAATTCGGGAAAGCTCCTACCGCCGCCGAGCGCAAGGCGACCGCTGAGGCAAACATCAGCATCGCCAACATCAACGACGCGCTGGAGCGCGTGAAAAATGCAAAACCGTCGTCGTTCGGCGTACAGTACGCAATACCTGGAGCAGAAGTAGCAGGACAATACCTCGATAAAGAAGGAATCGAGCCTCGCGCCGTGGTGTCAAACATCGGGTCGATGAAGATCCACGATCGGTCCGGGGCCACCGTTACTATCAGCGAATTCCCGAGGCTGGCCCCATTTGTTCCGAGCGCCAAGGACAACAAGGCCGCTATCCAGAAAAAACTGGGTCTGCTCAGGGATGAATATCAGCGGATTGCCGATGAATGGGGCCGGGACCCAGGCACTAAGCCGAAGTCAAACACTTCTACGGCCCCCGCTGGACCGGTCAATTTCTCGGACCTGAAATAATGGACGTTACGCTCCCCAATGGCACGGTCGTTAAGGGCGTCCCTGACGGGATGTCAAAGGATGAGC